ATAGAACTAACAAAGAATGCAGCAATTACTGTAAGTTTTGTTAAAGCAGACGGTAGCACAGCAAGTGTTCCAACTGCAGGTGTTCTTAAGGCATCAGCACATTACAACTTCGTTTAACTTTCATAGGTAGGCGTATAAGGTAAAAGGGTCTCTTCGGAGGCCCTTTTTTTATGCAGATCTGTTTAGCTATCCTTTGGGTTCTATTTCTTCTTAGGTGGTGGTCTGCCGTCCCAAGGAACAGCGGCAGTGAAAGTGTATTGCATTATAACACACGGTGCCATACTATTGTTTGGAGTGAAGCCGGCATTTAAGTGCGAAGGCCAAAATGCGTATTTGTACTTAGCAGGATTAATATAATGATTGTAATCCATTAAGCCTAGTGGTGTAGAATATGTTTTACCTTGTGGGCATTCTAAATATAAGTGGCTACCTTTGTTTGTTGTTTGTAACCAAATGCACCCTGAATAATATCTATTCCTTTCGAATGAAGAAGGTATGTTACTTTTAGGATTTATACTTACAATGTTTGGCCTTACTAGTTCTAACTGTGTCTTAGTTGCTTCCAGGAAAGATAAGTGTTTCCTACTCTCAGCAAAAAATGCATTAAGAACTACTTGCTGTAAATTTTGTAGTGGCTTGTTTAATGGTACAAATTTATTTGTACAAAAACCGTAGTTAGTCTCTTCAACAGAACCACTGTTTGCTTCTGCAGTTATAGCGTCATTTAGTTTAGTTTCTATCTCACTTGTTAAGGGCAAACTGCCTTCAAATATTATGTCTGGGAATACTGTATATGTCTTTGCCATGCTACTATTTACACAAAAAGGCACGGTAAGTCGTTGTTAATACGGCAAAATAAACCATTGACAACCGTTATAATTTACTGTATAATATATGTATAGTTTAGAGAAAAGAGAAGAAAGAAGTATGAAGAACAAATTTATTTTTACAGACGTAGATGGCGTCTTACTTAACTGGGAATATGCATTCAATGAATGGATGGAGTTCCAAGGGCATTGCCCAGTAGATGGTCACAAGGATCATTACAATATTGCAAAGCAATACAGTTTACCATCTAAAAATGTAGGGCACGAACTTATTAGGCAGTTCAATGCTAGTGCCGCTATTGGCTTTTTGCCACCCCTTAGAGATGCACAACAGTATATGGAATTGTTATCTGTTGATCATGGATACAAGTTTGTTGTATTAACATCACTTAGCACAGACAAGTATGCTAAAGAATTGAGAACTAGAAACCTTACTAAATTGTTTGGTGATTGTTTTGAAGAGATCATTTGTTTGCCTACTGGTGCTGACAAAGATGATGCATTAGTTGAATTAGCAGATAAGTATGGAACAGGTTACTGGATTGAAGACAAACCAGAAAATGCTGATGCAGGTACTAAAGCAGGATTCGATAGTATTTTAATCGAACACAGACATAACTTAGGTTATACTGGTAGTGCAAAAATTGCTCCGTTGTGGGCAGACGTGTACAATATTATTACAAATTCGTAAGGGGAAAACATGAATAATTTTATAGTATCAGATGTACTTGCTGTTAGTTGTGCCATTCAAAGACTAAACAAAGGTTTTGTTAAGAAGGGCGAGGACTTACAAGATCATCAAAAGTCTAACAGCTCATTCTTATACGAGCATTTTTGCGAGGGCAATGTAGTAACAGTGTCCGAAGAAGACAAGAAGCTCGGAGCAGAAGTAACTGAGTACTTGCAGGGATTAGGCTTTAAAGCATTAGAGCGTAACCTCACAGACTTTGAACGTAAAGTTCTTAGTTTAGTTACCAGTGACACTGTAGATAAGACTACACTTGGTATTGCTGCTAGTTTACCTAATGTATATCTCAATAAGGTTAAGTCAGATGACTGGGCAGACAGAGAACGTGTACTAGGACACACTAGTGACTTTGTAGGCAGCGAAGGATCGCGATGCGAGTTTACTCTTAAGGTAGAGTTTATGCGTTTTATTCCTAGTACTGGTAGCCACTTGGTAACTTGTAGTGTTGAGGATAAGCACATTGTTAAGTTCTTTATGCCTGAGGCTAAGACTAAAGTAGGCAATACCTACACACTGCAAGGTTTTGTTAAGCCACATGCTAAAAATAAGCACACTGGCTTTAAAGAAACAATGATCAACCGTATCAAATTTCAAGAGTAATGTGATAAATACTACTACATAGGTAGGAGTTATCACATGACAGAAGAAGTAAAAGCAACCACACAGCACCATCCTGCCGATACAAATGGAGATGGTAAAGTGTCAAAAGCAGAAGAGCAAATGTTCCTCGAGTTTAAACGTAAAGAATTAGAAGATGCTGATGCAATGAGAGATGCACAACGTAAGATGGCGTGGTTCTCATTATTCGGTATGTTATTATATCCATTCGCAGTAGTTGTTGCTAGTTTAGCAGGACTTAGCGAAGCACAGTCTACACTAGGCAGTATGGCACCAACATACTTTGTAGCAGTTGCAGGCATTGTAGCCGCGTTCTTTGGCGCTCAAGCATTTAGTAAAGGTAAGTAATTGTATGTTCACAAAGCATTTTGCAAGAATAGTCTGTAGACAAGAACTTAACGGTGAAGACGTCGAGCTTTTCTTTGACATTGTGCAAAGTGTTGTGGATACAAAATTAATTATAGCATACGACGAAGGCAAAGAAGAAGTTGGAGTCGATGTAATATCTTACAACGATGAAGATGATAACGGTATGTTATACATCTACGAAATTGTACTTGCTGAAATGATCGACGAGGAAGAGGGTAACGATATATCATATGCCTTATTCCAAGAGTTTGATGAGGTAACATTTACCTTTGAAGCATCTATAGAAATATAGATGAAGGTCACAGTAACTCAGCAAGAAGTACCAGGTGGAGTTAATTTTATAGCATACGATGAAAATGGTGTGCAAATAACCGACAGGGCAATATTAGAAGAAATATCGTTTGACCCATTTATAGGCACTCGCTACATTAACAACATACAGGTTGACAATGATACAGATGATGCTATAATAAACCCATTAGAGATCAACATAAACACTACATTACACAAGAGGTAACACATGGCATTTAATAGAACATTTAACACAGAAGAACAAGCACGTTTAAAACGTCTCATTGACGAAGGTATGCAAGTTACTTTCGAGATGGAAACTCTCAGAGAAGGTCTTAGAGACACTGTAAAAGCAATTGCAGAGGAAATGGATCTTAAACCAGCAATTATCAATAAAGCAATCAAAGTTGCACACAAAGCCAGCTTCCAAGATGAATATGACAAGTTCGATGAACTTGAAACTATCTTAGAGACTGTTGGCAAAACCCTTTAAGGTTTAGTATGGCACTAGGCGACAAAGTTACGGGCTCCGTCTCCTCTATGTTTCTTGATCACTGTATCGCTAGGTACAATGAGGCTAAGGAACAAAACGAGTTGAAACGTGATTCCGTAACTATGTACAGTCGAAAGTTCAGACGTGCTAAAGATATATCTGTTGCTGACGATCCAATTATTCGTAGTACTATACAAACGTTAATGATGCAACATAATGAACTACATTATGAGTTTGACTTAAACGACAATATAGAAATATACATAATGGAGTACACAGAAGCAAGTGCAGGGTATGTTGACTGGCACAATGATTTTTATGGAAAGTCGTTATACGACCAAAGCGTAGGCGAACAAATAAAACTGTCAATGTCGTTAATGCTTAACGATAATTACACTGGGGGCGAACTAGAGTTTGACGAAGGTACTCAACAGTTAGACAAAGGTGAATATATTATCTTTCCTTCGCTTTGGAGACATAAAGTAAACCCTGTGGCTACCGGGACAAGGATATCTGTAGTTGCTTGGAATTACGGACCGAATTGGAAATAGCCAGAATTTCGTGTCTTAAGACACCTAAAGACATATATATTAGTAGTGGTATTGCGACAGCCGAAAGTGTTGCTTGGAGAAAAACAGAATGAGTTACGTTGACGCCTTCTTTGAGAAGAGCAAAGATATTATACATGTAGTTGAGCGTGTAGATGGTAAAAGAATTATTCAACAACTAAAGCCTGAGTACAACTTCTATGTACTTGATCCAAAGGGCAAACAGCAAAGCATATACGGACAAGCAGTTTCAGAAGTTCGCTGTAACAATGACAAAGACTTTAAGAAGAACATTGCAATGAATACGCACAATGTTACTTTTGAAAGCGACATTAAGCCTCTTAACAAAACACTAGCAAAGCATTACACTAATGCAGAGCCACCTAAACTACACACAGCATTCTTTGATATTGAGGTCGACTTCGACCCACTCAGAGGATACAGTTCACCGGACGACTCGTTTACTCCTATTACATCTATTGCTGTATACTTACAGTGGATGGATGCCATGGTATGTTTAGCAGTACCACCCAAGACACTTAGTTGGGGTCAAGCACAAAGCATAGCAAGTAAGATGCCGGAAGTAATATTGTTTCGCACAGAAGGCGAACTACTTAAAACGTTCTTAGAAGTAATTGAAGATGCAGACATACTAAGTGGTTGGAACAGTGAGGGTTATGATATTCCTTACACATACAATCGTATTGTGCGTACACTAGGCAAGGCAGAGACTCGTAAGTTATGCTTGTTTGATAAAACACCAATGAGAAAGACTTATGAAGCGTTTGGTGCTGAACGTACTACATACGACCTTATAGGGCGTGTACACTTAGACTATATGCAACTGTATAGAAAGTATAACTATGAAGAACGACACAGTTACAGACTAGACTATATTGGTGAGATGGAAGTAGGCGAAAAGAAAGTAGCATACGAAGGTTCACTAGATAAACTTTACAATCATGACTTTGAAAAGTTCTTAGAATATAACATACAAGATACAATGTTGCTGGACAAACTAGACAAGAAACTACAGTTCATTGACTTGGCTAACACTATTGCACATGACAATACTGTATTACTTCCAGTAACAATGGGTGCTGTGGCTACAACGGAACAAGCAATTATCAATGAGTCGCACAGACGAGGATACATTGTTCCTGATCGTATTAAGAACCGAGAAGAGAACACACAGGCCGCAGGTGCTTATGTTGCGTTCCCTAAGAAAGGTTATCACGAATGGGTAGGTAGCATGGACTTGAACAGTCTATATCCTAGTGTGTTTAGAGCATTAAACATGGCTCCAGAGACTATTGTTGCACAGCTCAAACCCACATACACTGATGAAGAGATTGATAACAAAGTTAGACTAGAGAAGAAGTCATTTGCTGATGCATGGCTAGGTAAGTTTGGTAGTAATGAATTTGAAATGGTTATGGCTAAGGATACTAATCGCCCACTAGAGTTAGATATGATAGGTGGCGACACAGTAGAAGTCACTGGTGCTGATGTATACAACTTAGTGTTCAACAGCGGACAACCTTGGAACATTAGTGCTAACGGTACTATCTTTAGAACAGACTTCCAAGGTATTGTACCAGGACTACTAGAGCGTTGGTACAGTGAGCGACAAGTGTTGCAAGGCAAGAAGAAAGAAGCAACCACAGATGCTGAGAAGGCGTTCTATGACAAGCGACAGTTAGTTAAGAAGATTAACTTGAACAGTTTGTATGGTGCGATACTTAATCCACATTGTAGGTTCTTTGACAAACGCATAGGACAGAGTACTACACTTACTGGTCGTGCTATCACTAAGCACATGGGTGCTGAAACTAATCGTATGCTTACAGGCGAGTATGATCACACAGGAGACTGTATGATATACGGTGACACTGACTCTGTGTACTTTAGTGCTGTTCCGGCTTTACCTGAAGGGCAAGGCTTAGATATGGAAAGTGCAATTAAGTTGTATGATCATATCTCAGACACAGTTAGTGATACATTCCCACAATGGCTAAAGGATACATTTAATGTTCCACTAGCCTCAGGTGCTGTGATGAAGGCGGGACGTGAAGTAGTTGGTCGTTCAGGATTGTTCATCACTAAGAAGCGTTATGCTATTCAAGTGTTAGATTTAGAAGGCTGGCAACCAGAGGGTGGCAAACTAAAAGTAATGGGCTTGGACTTGAAGCGTAGTGATACGCCTGAGTTCATACAAGACTTCTTAGAAGAGATACTAAGCGATTGCTTGAATGGTTCGCAAGAGTCTGATGTTATTGACAAAGTTCGTGACTATAAGAAATACTTCAAAGGATTGCCTGCTTGGCAAAAAGGTATGCCTAAACGTGTAAACAACTTAACCACATACACTGCTAAGATGGCAGAGAAGGCTAGAGTTAATGCACCAGACAATTATAGACTACACAGACTAGATGCTATTAAAGAAGATGGTAAGAAGAAAGGTGCAACTATCCCTGGGCATGTTAGAGCAAGTATCAATTGGAATAACTTTAAACAAGCACAAGGCGACAACTACAGCATGACTATTACAGATGGTATGAAAGTTATTGTGTGTAGGCTTAAGAGCAATGCAATGGGATATGACAGCATAGCATATCCAACAGATGAAATGCATTTGCCTGATTGGTTTAAAGAGTTACCATTTGATGAGGATGCAATGGAAACAGCAGTCCTTGATAAGAAAGTAACAAACGTTATTGGTGCAATGGGCTTTGACTTAGATCGCATACATGAAACAGAAACTATGCAACAGTTTTTTGAATTCTAATGCCTAACGTAGATAACACATTACTAACAGCGGCAAGAGCAATAGGCTATGGTAATCCTGTAGACAAGATAATACCGTTTGAGGACTTTACTAAGAAGTTTCATTTGTGGGTACATTCTAGTACACAAGAAGTAGCAGGCTTGCCTAACAAACGTAACCCTAACATTGTTAGTGGTATCACAGATGCTTTCAATCAATTGTATGGCATGTATAACAAGATAGGAATATACGAAGGCGAGTATGGTTATCACAAGTTATGCGTAGATGATAGAGCAACACATAACCTAAGTGAAGCAGACTGTATAGTTATAAGTCATCCATTTAGTGCTGACGGTAAGTGTTCGCATGAGAAGATAGAACAAGCAGATAAACTAAACATTCCAATCTTTATTGATTGTGCGTTCTTTGGTATTTGTTCTAACATAGACTTCAACTTTAAGAAATATAAAAATGTACACAGTGTATGCTTTTCACTAAGCAAAACATTTGGTACAGGTTTAACCAGAGTAGGACTATTGTACACAAAGGATAAGTTTCCGTGTACAATCTACAACGAATGGCAGTATCCCTTGATCGCAAGTGCTGAATACCATTACAATATTATTAACAACATAGGGCCCGACGATCTGCCCAGAAAATATATACAGTCTCAGAATAAGATATGTGAAGAACTAGACTTGGAACCAAGTCCAACCGTTATATTTGGTTTGGATTATACCGATAAGTACAATGATTTCAAACGTGGTCCTGTGAACAGAGTGTGTATTACAAGGAGACTGGAACTTGACTAAGGAAAAGAAGGCAGCATTTAAAGAAGCAGTTACTGACACTGCATTAGCAACTGTAATAAACTTTCCACTTAACATATTGTTACTGTGGATTGCAAACAGAACATTTATACCTAACATGATCACTGAAGCACAGCAGATATTTTGGACATCAGTGTACCTAACAGTAATGTTTTCAGCAGTTGCTATAACAAGAAAGACTTATGTTAGACTATATTTTAACAAAAAACAACTGAAAAAAGAGGCAAAAAAAACTTGACTTACCTAAATAACAAGTGTATAATTACACACTACAATACTCAACACGGAGAATAGAGATGGCTGATAATCATATCAAAAATATTTTAAAGGATGTACTAAAGCATACACATGGCTTAGGTATATTCGAAATGGTAAAGGTAACAGGTGACTTGGAGAAAACAGAAATACAAACTGTTGATCCAGAGAAGACTGTAATCTTTAAAGGCAAAACAGTAAACCCAGTACCAGAGTTTGCAGATGCAACACTAGGTCTAAGCAGAATGGGTGTACTACAAGGTTACTTGCAATATCCAGGCTTTGATGCAGAAGATGCCACAGTACAAATTGAAACACAAGATCGCAATGGCGAAACAGTACCAGTTGAAGTAGCATTTAAAAGCACAGACGGCAACGATGCAAACTATCGTTTCATGTTAGCAGATGTTGTTAATCAGCAAATGAAAGACATTACATTTAAGGGTGCTGAGTTTGAAGTAAACATTGTGCCTACTGCAAAGAACTTAAAGGACTTAGGTTACTTTAATGGTATCCTCGGTGCTTATGAAGCAACGTTCTCACCTAAAACTGATGGCACTGACTTAACATTTCACATTGGTGATGGTGTTAGTGACAGAGCTAAAGTACATATTAATGGTAACATTGATGGTGGGATTAAACGTGATTGGAAATGGCCACTAGACATTGTGTTGAAGATTCTAAGACTTAGCGATAGTGCAAACTGTGTTATGAGTATTAATGACTCAGGCTTAATGCAGATTAAAGTACTAAGTGGCTTAGGCGAATACACATACTTGTTACCTGCAAAGGGATAATGAATGAAAGACTTAGGTAAAACACAGAAAGACTATGCGGTATACTTACCGGCTATTAGTAGTTTCTATACAAAACAACTAGATAAGATTGTTAATAAAGTACCTAACGAAAGCAGAGTGCCAGCAGGCTTTGAACATGGAAACGAAGGTTTAGATTTCCTCAAAGACAAAGACACTTATTTTCATTACCCATACGGCCTATACTCGGCGGGACATGCTCATTTAGATATTAGCAAAAGTCACGCCGACGAGCCAATGATACAAGACAGAGATCGTAACACAGTAAAAGTGCTACTTGGAGACTCCGGTGGTTTCCAGATTGCTACAGGTGTTATGAAAATGGATTGGGCTAATGCCAAAGACGCAAACGATCCTGCCAGAACAGCAATCTGTGAGAAGATATTACGTTGGTTAGAACATACAGCAGACTGGAGTATGACATTAGACATTCCAGCCTTTGCCGCAGTTGAACCACTAAGCAGTAAAACAGGACTAACTGAATTCTCAGATACTCTTGACATCAGCCTACTAAACTTACATTACTTTGTGCAGAACAGAGTACCGGGTGCAACTAAGTTCCTAAACGTGTTGAGTGGAACAGATGAAGCAACTAGTAAAGAATGGTATGATGCTGTTAAGAGTTTCTCAGATCCTAAGTTCATAGGTGAGGCATACGGTGATGCTAATCGCACACTAGAAGGCTATGCGTTTGCAGGTATTAACATGAAGGACATGCATTGTGTACTTAACAGGTTGTTAGACTTGCGTGAAGATGGTTTGCTCGAAGGCAAAGACTGGATTCACTTCTTAGGTACAGGTAAACTACAATGGGCATGTTTCTTAACAGCAATACAAAGACAGTTAAGAAAGTATGACAATCCTAACATCACACTATCGTTTGATGCGGCTAGTCCATTTGTTAATACAGCATACGGGCAAACATACGCACACAACTTCTTTGAGCCAGGTAAGTTTGGTTACTTCATGGACAGAGCATTCGATCAACAAGCACTTGTAGGCAGTACAATACCTGCACCGTTTGGACACAGTCCTGTAATGAGTAGACTTACAATGGGTGACCTTTGTACAATGGATGCTGGAGCACAAGACAAGAACGGTAACTTCAAGTTCAGTGAAGGACAACCTCTCACAGACAAGCATGGTGAACCTAAACTAGACAAGGAAGGTAATCAGTTATATGCAGAGCGTGACAGCACAACATGGGACACTCAGACTTACCTTTACTACATGGGTCATAGTGTGTTCAATCACATTGACGCAGTACAAGAAGCAAATAGACTTGCAGACGTCGAACGCTTCAGGGAGAACTTTGATTATAAAGGCTGGAGAAAGACCAAGAAGAATAGTAAGGCAGGCGAACTCTCGCCGTATGTTCCTTCTAACATATTGATGTTTCAAAAGTTTGCAGAGGACTTTTTTGACCCTGCTAATCCTAATCCTAGGCAAATGCTTACAGACTATAAAGAGTTTATTACACATGTTAGTTTTGCTGGTGAAGGTGAGAGTGCAACAGAAGAAGTAATAAACGAATTTTTTGAGTTTTAATATGAGTATAGATCGCAGTATAGAAGGACATTTTTTAAACGAAGGCTATGGAGTAACAGTTAAGATAATTGATGCCAAAGCAGTTGAGTTTGAATATACACACAATGATCAACCAATGACAACTACATGGGTTGAACATAATACTGCGGCAACACTTGTTGATAACTTAATAGCAGAAGGTTATATTAGATATGGATAGAGAAGGTTACACAGACGATACTAAGTTCTTTGTAGGCACAGAGGTTGAGAAGTCTCCTGCTTACGGACAGAAAACATTGTTTGTTATTGGCTTACAGAATCCTAAAGAGATACTAGCAAGGGCATTGAATAACAACTGCCCTCACATCTATCTAGGTGCTAACCAAAGTTTTAATCCATCGCACACAAGCAAAGACCCAGATGTTCAAAGTTGGAGAGATTGGGACTTCATGGTAATGGAACTATTAAAGAATGATATATGGGTCACACTAGATTATGACGTAAAGTATCATGAAACTATACTTGATTATGGTATGACAGAGTATGACACTTTTATACCAATGATTAGTGTTAAGTTGCCTTACATTGGTCAATTGAATTACAATGCGTGTATTAAATTAGACGACAAAGATTTTAAGGCAACAAACCCAGGTGTATGGGTACATCCGTTACACGACCTATTAGATAGGAAAGTGTTTACCGATTGGACCAAGTACACCAAAGATGAGATTATAGACTAATGGATATAGGATTATTAGGTGTACTTGCAGTAATGATGTGCCCAATGGTATTTGGTGCAATCACTTTTATATACTCGCACAAATACACAGAAGAAGTTACCAAAGAATGGTGGAGTAAATTCGATGAATGAATGGTTGACTTACTGTCATTATTGTAGTACAATTATGCTTAAAGAAATATATGTCTAAGGTGACACATGAAAATTAAAATTGAAGTCGAGATTGATACAAAAGAAGATATCGGCGAAATACAAGATGTCGTTGAAATTATCAATGACTTTAAAGAAAAGTTGATTGCGTTAACTGAGGACGAATACTACGATGATGATTGAGTTATTGCAATATGCATTTGGCATTATAGTAATTAGTGTTATGGCATACGGATGCTGGATTAGTTCAGTAATGTTATCTGAACGCAGTAAGCTCAGAAAGATCACCGGCGAATACTATGACTTTGATATTGATGCAAAGTTACAAGAAATGGGTTTAACAAGGCAAGAAGCGTTAGACTTACATGATTGAAACATTGTTTTGGAGTCTAGTTGTTGTTACATGGGCATCATATGGTATGCATGTAATAAAAGAGTATGTGAAAAATCACATTGAATAGGAGAAATACATAATGGAAATTTTAGCAGGACTAGTTGTATTAGGCGTCTGTTTTACAGTTTTAATTGCGTATATTGCATTAGTTAGTACAGGAGAATAGCAATGATCGAACCAAGTTTGAAAAAGCCAAGTTTATTTAGACGAACTGTATTCAGCCTTGTAAATGGTTGGAGACGTGTAATGGATGTTAGATACAATCCACTAAAGTATATCCCAGATCCTAGTTTACAGACTTACTTTATGTTAGTGCTGTTTACTGTATGGAGTGTGTTCTTTGGCTTCTTAGCCGCAAACTATTTAGGATTCTTTAATTACAATACAGTAGTCAGTATCTTTATTCATGTTGCTGTATTATTACCCTTAGCATTCACTAATGCAATCTTTATTGATGCAGAACGTGATGGGCATAAGTGGCTTAAAGAATGGAAAGAAGAACAATCAAGGTATAAGTTAGTATTAAATAGACTTAAGACAAAGAACTTAACACTATGGGATCCTAGCAAAGAAGCATGAACAAGCAGGATAAAAATTTATTAATTAACTTTTCGCCGTTGCTAATTGCCGCGGCGGTTATGTTGTTTATGCTAATTGCAATGGAGGCAAACTAATGGCAATATCAGATGAAATGAGAGAACAACTTGAAATGGTTGTTCAGTACGGTGACCAAGTCAAGGCAATGTTCAAAGAACAAGATAGTGTTGACTATGAGATTGCTGACTACGATGAAGCCATTACACAACTGTTGGGTCACATGAATGAAATCATGGAAGCCATCGACGGAGGTTGGTAATGAGAAGTATTTGGGTAACATTTACCAAAGAAGGTATCCACAAGTATCCAGGTGCGGACACTGATCCTAAGTTAGCAACAGGCGACTGGGATGATGTGTCCTTTCTTGGTTTCCCACATAGACACATATTCCATTTTAAAGTATGGATTGAAGTGTTCCATGATGATAGAGATATTGAATTCATACAGTTTAAAAGATGGTTAGAACGTTTGTACGCAGAAGTAGAAAGCAGTACAAGTGTATTACAACTTAATCATAAGTCATGCGAGATGATTGCAGATGACTTAGCGACAGAGATACAAATAAAATATCCTGGTCGTTACATAAAGATTTCAGTAGCCGAAGACAACGAGAACGGTTGCGAAATGGAGTATCCAATAGACTATATGTCTGTGGATGGTCCAAGTTTTGAAGATACAGATGCAATAGCAGATGTATTTGACTCGTTAAAATAAAGGAGAAAAAAAATGACAGAGACTCATTTACAAATAAAAGCCGCAATGGAAACATATCTTGCTGAGAACGATAAGTTCGAAAACAATGGTGTTAAAGCTGCAGCCGCAAGAGCACGTGGTGCTTTAATGGATTTAACTAAACTTGCTAAAACAAGACGTGGTGAAATCCAAGACAAAAAGAACTCAATGTAAATTGATTTCTTCAGAGCAGAAAGACCTTATTAACAACGAGAGCAACAATGACTAATAAAAAATCGAAAAAAACAGTAGTAGATAACAAAAAGATTCTAAATACTGATGCTGGTAGTTTATCGGACAAAGTAACGCAAGTTGTTGATTACGGTGAGATACCTTTAAATACTCCACCAACACCGGAGAAGGAAACAAAGAAATGAGAAAACTATTTTATATGGGTTTAGAGAGTTACGAGGCTCGCTACACTTTACAACTGCAAGACTGGAACGAAAGAGTATTCAACCATCGCGGACTGGACTATGAAGTCATTACCGGAGAAGAGTTAGATAACAGTAAGGCTATTGTAACAGGTAGTGTGTTAGATGCTCATGGTCGATCATATTATAGTTTATCACAGACCATGGACCTTGTACAAAAGATGAAAAACGGAGAGCTTACTAGCGACGACGTTATCTTTTATGAGGATATGTTTACACCAGGACTAGAGTGCTTGCCATACATTATGGACCAATCACCACCTGAGTATAGACCTAAAGTATTCGTAAGGTTCTTGGCACAAACTACTGACCCAGACGACTTCTTGATTAGAGAAGGTATGTTTGAATGGATGCGTAAGTACGAACAGATGCTAGATAAATTTGTATCTGGTATTTGCGTAGCCTCAGAAGAGTTTGTTGCTCATCTTAGGATAGCAGGTTTCAAGGCACCAATCTATGTAACAGGTTTACCATATGGTAAGTCCGAAGTACAAGAGCGTGTTCCGGAACTTAAAACTCTCATCACTCGATCTAGACGTGTTGGCTTTGCCGCTCGTTGGGATGATGAAAAGCAACCTCATTTTTATATGGATTTAGCAGAAGCATATTACAAAGTAGACCCTAACACAGAGTTTGCTATCTTTTGTGGACACCCAGAACTAAAGAGTAATGACCAAGAGTATGTAGATCGTGCTATGGCATTACAGGAAGGTAACACTGCAAACTTTAAAGTTTACACAGGTCTTAAAAAGAATGATTACTACAACTACTTAGCAGATAGCCAAGTGTTGTTTAATTGTGCTTTACAAGATTGGGTAAGCAATACAGTAAGCGAAGCAGACACTATGGGAACTTTAACACTATATCCAGCATATAGAAGTTTCCCAGAAGTATTTGCTAACAACGGTAATCACTTATATGTACCGTGGAGCATCGAAGATGCAAAAGAAAAGTTGACTAAGATGTTTAATTCAATTGACAACAACGACCTGTCAGCGTATAATATTGGTAAGATAAGTGATTATCAAAACGGAACCATTGATAGAACATTAGATGTACTAGAAGGCAATGGCGAACAATGGGCGAGAAACGATTGGGGTTTCCGTAAGCATGTAGCAAAGGCAAAATATGAATGAAAGTAACGCAGAAGCGAAAACAGTATTAGTAACAGGTGGTAGTGGATACATTGGTGGCATGGTATGTCGCTTACTTGTAGCCGCAGGACACAATGTTATAAACGTAGATCGTGTAAAGAAAGAGATACCAGGTGTAACACAATACCCATTTGATTTGAACAATCATCAAATGAAAGGTGTTATTAATCTAACAAAGCCTGATTCAATTATGCACTTTGCAGCCGACCATGAGGTTGGACGTAGTGTTACAGACCCAGGCGTATTTTATGGTAACAACGTAGCAAACACAATTAACTTAATTAACAATGCAGTTGAAGCAGGTGTTAAAAAGTTTGTGTTTAGTAGTTCAAGTTCAGTGTATGGTGACATACAAGACTTTCCTACCACAGAAGATACTCCAACTAATCCTGTAAGTGCATACGGACTTACTAAGAAGATGGTTGAAGATATGCTACCTGACTACGATAGAGCTTACGGTTTAAAGTATGTTAATCTAAGATACTTTAACGCCGCTGGTGCTGACCCTGAAAACACACATGGTTATACGCAGAAACCAGCAAGTCATTTAGTGCCTATTATTGCTAGAGCAATTATCAACGATGAAACAGTACAAGTGTTTGGTGGAGACTATGACACAGCAGATGGTTCCGCTGAAAGAGACTACACTCATGTATTTGACATTGCTACAGCACACTTAGCCGCACTTAACTACTTAGATGACAAAGGTACTAGTAATACATTCAACTTAGGACAATCAAGTCCTAACAGTGTAATGCAAGTTATCGAAGCATTCCAAAGAGTTACTGGCGAAAAGGTTAAGTGGGAATTAGTTGATAGACGAGCAGGTGATCCACCTAAAACTTATGCTGACATTACCAAGGCAAGAGAAGAACTAGGATGGACGCCAATCTACGGTTTGGATGAAATCATTGAACATTCCTTTGCATGGGAGAAGACACAGAAGTGAGCAAGTTATTTTATGACTACGAAACTTTAGTTGGCGACTTACAGCACATTGTTAGAGATATGTCTGTTGCCCAGTACAAACCAGACGTAGTAATAGGGCCAGGTAGAGGTGCATACTTCCCAGGTGTTATGCTTAGTCATTACTTCGACGTACCATTTGAAGGTTTTAGATGGCAGTATAGAGACGGCAACTTGCAAGACGAAACTACACTAGAACACATCTTAGACAAACATCAAAACGATAAAATACTTGTTGTTGACGATATTAATGATACAGGACATACACTGTTAAGTATTGATAACTATGCATTCGAATGGGCAGGTAATGAAGTAGTTGACATCAAACTAAAGTATGCTACACTACTAAGTAAATCAACAAGTAATTTTGAGCAAGTAGATTTTTACGCAAGGGAACTTACACCAGATTATAATCCATGGGTAGTTTTTCCTTACGAACAATGGTGGAACTTTAAGGAAATAGGATGAACACTAAAAAAACAGCAAAGATTCGAAAAGTAGCATACATGGGGAAAGGGTCCGAAGGACCAGACACAGCGTATGTAGTAGATTTGTTTGAAGGTAGTAAACTAATGGAAAGTAGAACATTACTAGGCAAAAGTATTCACTATGCCGAAGATGTTGCTGAAAATTGGGAAACAGGAATAATTAAACTAGACAAGACATCCACGTCTTAAACTCGGAGAAAACATGAAAAAGCATGAGGAAGTAATCAAGCGATTACAAGATAGTAACACTCGTTACTGGGCAGGAGATAATATCTCCGAACATTTACAAGAAGGTGACAAAGAAGCACTAATCGAAGGAGCAACAGAAGCCTTTGAAGATGTACTAGATAAACTATGCATTGATAGGTTCAATGATCCTAACAGCATGGGCACTGGTAAGCGTCTAGCAAAAATGTACATTAACGAGCTAATGGCAGGACGTTATGATCCAATGCCAGCCGCTACAGCATTTCCAAATGACAGTGAAGATCGTTATGAAGGTATGTTAGTTGTGCGAAGTGAATTAACAAGTATGTGTTCACATCATCACCAGATTGTTAGAGGTGTAGCATACATAGGTATTATTGCTAGTGAGAAACTAATCGGACTAAGTAAGTACACAAGGATTGCACAATGGTGTGCTGAGCGTGGTACGTTGCAAGAAGAACTTGCTAACGACATTGTTAGAGAGATTCAGAAAGCAACAGATGCAGAACACTTAGGCGTTTACATACAAGCCACACACGGTTGCGTAGAAAATAGAGGTGTTAGAGCTCACAGTAGTTTAACACAAACCACAGTGCTTAAAGGCGCTTTCAAAGATGATCCAGGAACTAAGAAGGAATTTATGGATAACATTAAACTTCAGCAACAATATGCGTGTGACAAATAATGGGGATAGAAACTAGAGGAAACGATAATATTCTTGTTGTGTCGGGTAGTGCTGTTCCAGTAGACTCTATCGGTGACGCAGTTATAGATCGCAAAAATTTAGACTGGATCTGTAAAAGATTTCCAGTAACAGTAGACGAAGTATTCCAATGTATCGAAGCACTTGCTGATTCAAGTACTCAATACACTGATGGAATCACTTTGATCAATAGGGGAAATGAAAAAGATATATTACTAGAAACGATAAGTGTTAATGAAACACTTTTCTTTGGGTTAATTGATTACGGTCATAGTATCAAGCCAGAAGCATTAGATATGGACATAGTGTATAATGCAGGACTAGTAAAAGTAATCGAAGACATATACTTTGATCTTAGAAACGGCGAGAATCACTTTGAAGTTAGTGAGTTGCATGATGCAGTATACCAAGCAATCTTACTAGAGATAGGTGATATTGATCCAGCAGTAATACTAAACAGTATCGAATCCGGAGGATTAAACTAATGGCAAATGCAGAAACTCAATTATTAATTGAACGCACTAACGACATTAAGCAATGGCATCACGACCGTAACTTAATTGATGGTGCAACAGACAAAGATCAACTTGCAAAACTTATTCAAGAGATGGGCGAACTAAGTGATAACATCTGTAAAGGCAAAGACGTTGCAGATGATATAGGTGATATGATCGTTGTGCTAATTAACATTGCAGAGCGTAATAACTTATCACTCACTGAATGTGTTAACCATGCATACAACGATATCAAAGACCGTAAAGGTAAAATGATAGATGGTATCTTTGTAAAAGAAGGCGACCAGTAATGGAACTATTCTTGATAGTCGGCCTAATGACAAAGCATGTCATCGCCGACTACTTCATGCAATATAGTTGGATGATCAAAGACAAAGGCACTTACGGTGCTTTTGGAGGAGTTGCCCATGCAAGTTGGCATGGAATACTAACAGGTTTAGTCTTAGTGTTGCTTGATCAACCATTGTTCTTTAGTATTGCATTAGGGGTATTAGACAGCATTATACATTACCATGTTGACTATATCAAAAGTAATGTTTGGAAAAGCAAAGGCTATACAGCAGTAGACCAAATGTATTGGGTAACGCATGGTGTAGATCAGTTTGCACATTTTTTAACTTATGTAGGAATTATATTATGGCTGACGTTATAGTAACAAGTATCAAAGAAGCACAGATGGAAAGGTTTATCCGTAGACTGCTAGATCCAGAAATGTATGGTCATGCAGTAACAGCAGAAGTTCGCGATGAAGCAAGAGTGCTACTTGGCATGAAGAAAGTAGAAACAGTAAAAGAAGTGCCATGTTCATAGAAAAAGTAACCGAAATAAAACATTACAGCGATAGGCTTTTTAGTTTTAAAACAACACGTGATAAGTCTTTCCGTTTTAAGAATGGTGAGTTTGCAATGATAGGCTTGGATTTAGAACCAAAGCCTATATACAGAGCATACAGTGTTGTTAGCACAAACTACGATGATTACATAGAGTTTCTAAGTATTAAAGTACCAGATGGTCCGTTAACAAGTAAGTTACAGAACATTGAAGTAGGTAGTGAAATACTTATTAAGCCTAAGTGTACAGGCAGTTTGGTAATTGATTACCTTAAACCAACTAAGAACTTGGTAATGCTTTCAACAGGTACAGGCATTGCTCCATTTATGAGTATTACTAAAGACTTCGAAACATATGAAAAATACGAAAATGTATTTTTGTTTCACACTGTTAGAGAAAAGGTTGAACTAGCATACAGACCTGAACTAGCATTACTTGAAACTGACTTACCTTTCTTGTATATAGATAGTGTAACTAGAGAAGACTACCCACGCAAGGGTAGGTTCTGGGATTACATTGACGAGTACTTACCAGGTGGACTTACACTTGGTCGAGATTCTGTTATGGTTTGTGGGTCAACAGACCTAAATAAACAATGTAGAGCAGAGTTTACTGAGCAGGGCTGGGTTGAAGGTAACCTAGGCGAAGCAGGAGATTTCATGCTTGAAAGAGCATTTGTAGATTGACATAGCAGTGTACATAATGTATAATAGTAACATTATTGAAGGCAAAATACATGAATTTAAAATATAGTGAAACATTCTATAGTCCACAAGGCGAAGGTGCCTATGTGGGCATACCTAGTTTATGGATTAGGTTTTTCTTGTGCAACTTACAATGTAATGGGTTTGGGCAAGACGAGCCTACTAACCCTGACAGTTGGGAATTACCTTATGAAGATATAGATATATCTAAAATTAAAGTAGTAGAAGAGCTACCTGTATTCAGTAAAGGATGCGACAGTTCATATACATGGGCTAAGAAGTATAAGCATTTGATTACCGATAAGACTGTTGACGAGGCTGTAGACGAGCTTACAGCACTGTTACCCACAGGTACATTCAAACATGCTAAGACAGGACAAAGTGCTGACATGGTGTTTACAGGCGGCGAGCCAATGCTTAAAAACGCACAACTAAGCATGGTTGCTATTATGCGTGAGTTTGCTAAACGCGGAGATTGCCCTCATAGAGTTACAGTTGAAACAAATGGTACAAAGCCTATACAAGAAGGCTTAATTGATTTAATAGATGACATGTATATTAGTTCCGAGTTTGGTGGATTAATTCCGGATGGTCGTGGTAATGATATTGAATGGTATTGGAGTGTGTCTCCTAAACTGTGGACTACTGCTGGCGAAGAAAACAAAAGAGCAATTAAGCCTGAAGTAGTTAGACAATATGCAAATGTAAGTAATCACGGCCAACTAAAGTTTGTAGTAAACGGTTCTAAAGAAAGTTGGGACGAAGTTGAAGAGCATGTACAAGCATTCAGAGAAGTAGGAGTCGAATGGCCTGTTTGGATTATGGGTGTCGGTGGTACTGTAGAAGGACTAAAGATGACAGAAGCAATAATTGCAGACGAAGCAATACAACGAGGGTATTATTATACAAGTCGTGTTCACGCACACATATATGGTAATGCTATTGGAAAGTAATGTTAAAGTGTTATACATGTGATAAACTTCTGTTAGTAGGTAATATTAAATACCATACTGCTGATAAAACTAAAGTATTTTGTGATGCAACTTGCAGTCATACATACTACATAAATTTAAGAGAGGAAAAGAATGAAGAAGAAAACTAAAATACCGTTCGGTATGTTACCTGCTAGTTGGGGTCTCAAAGGTAAGTCGAGGCTTATTGCAGAGGCAGAATACTATTACGACGGCGAAGACTTAGAGAAAGCATTAGCACTCATTGAAGTTGATAACGAAGTTGACGGGCAAGTTGCTGAGTTGGAGATTGATCTAAAGAACGAAAAGATTGGTAAAGTTGAATTTGAAAAGAAGGTTGCTGAACTAAAAGAAGAACCTTGGGTAAATGTGTTAGAGCTAGGTGTTAATCCTGAGAACGCACAGGCTGGATATATTGAACTAGACTGGAATGATCACTTTGTTAAGATGTTACATAACAATGGTTACACAGGCGACAGCGACGAAGCAATTGTTAACAAATGGTTCAACGATGTGTGTAGAACAGTTCTTATACAAGAAAATGCAGACTTAGATTACGGATTACAAGAAGAAGACCCAAGCGGAGTAGGAGCAACAGATGTCATCGTTAGAACAGACGGCAAAGACGAAACTGATTAAATTAGTAAAAGCAATTGAGCCTGTAGTTGAAGCCCAACTAGAAGATTGGAGCACAGGTGAAATTGATTATGTATTAGCAAATTTCAAGCAACACTTGTCATATGATTTGGCTAGAGACTTTGAAACATTGCGAGAGCAAAACTTAAAAGAATCACCATTTGATGACTTTTTAAATGATTGACACGAGCCTAGAACCTATGTTAAAATTAGACACTAAACAAACAACTATGGTAGATAACAACATGCAAAAACAAACATTCTTACTAGTAGACAGCATGAACATGTTCTTTAGAGCAAAACATGTTGCCCGTGGCAACGACATGGACATGAAGATTGGCATGGCTATGCACATTATGTTTAACAGTGTTAAGAAAGCATGGAATGACTTTAATGGTACTCATGTTATATTTTGCTTAGAAGGTCGTTCATGGCGTAAAGACTTTTATACACCTTACAAAGCAAACCGTAAAGTGATTGCTGACAAACGCTCACCTAGAGAACAAGAAGATGATGAGATCTTCTTTGAAGCATATAACGATATGCTATCCTTCTTACAAGAAAAGACTAACTGTTCAGTGATTAGACAAGGCAATGCAGAAGCAGATGACCTTATTGCTACTTGGATACAACAACACCCAGATGACAAGCATGTTATTGTTAGCAGTGACAGTGACTTTCATCAGTTGATTGCAGAGAATGTATCACAGTATGATGGCGTACAAGATAAGATTGTAGCCATTGATGGTATTACTAGCGGCAAGACTGGTGAACCTCTTATTAACAAGAAAACTAAATTACCAGTAGAAGCACCAGACCCTGAATGGATACTGTTTGAAAAGTGTGTACGTGGTGATACTAGTGATAATGTATTCAGTGCATACCCAGGTGCTAGAACTAAAGGCTCTAAGAACAAAACAGGTATCCGTGAAGCATTTGAAGATCGCAACACAGGTGGCTTTAACTTTAATAACTTTATGCTACAACGTTGGGTTGACCATGAAGAACAAGAACACAGAGTCAGAGATGACTTTGAACGTAATAGAATCTTAATTGACTTAACAATGCAACCTGATGAGATTAAACAAGAGTGTATTGCTAGAGTTGAAGAAGCAAAAACTAAAGAACCTATAGGCCAGGTTGGTATTCACTTTATGAAGTTTTGTGCTAGACACAACTTAATGCGTATGAGTGAAAACCCAGGTGATTACTCGGAGTTCCTTAATGGACGATATGGACAAGGCTGAAAAAATACTAGCAGGCACATGGCCTTCTAAAGACCCCAAGTGGATATATGAATCACCTGATAAAGGTAAGACATTATATCGTCGGTTATTTGGTGGTAAATATAAGCAGTTATTTAACAAAAACGACGACATACAAAAACTAAACGAAGAATACTTCGCGATACACTTTAACAAAGGAGATAAGAATGGTATCTAAAATAAAAAAACATTTAGTAATGGATTGGCATTTTGATTTGCCGGCACAAGAGCTGAGTATTAATATAGCAACAGACTTAAAGTATATTGCTCATGAAGGCGGCTCTAAAGGCTATACAAAGATATTTGGCGATGAAGAAACAACTATTACAGTTGATGAATGGGAAAACGAAAAGTTTTGGATTAGTAAACACTACGGCGACGAGTGGGGAGAATACCAGCCAGATTACGAAAGGTTTGTTCCACACCCAACCGAAGATAGACAGGACCATGCACCAATGGGCATTGGACCAGATGGTTACTACTTGGATCACATGCAAAGACGTCAGTGCGTATTAGATGGACAAGACCAAGCAAAGATCGGATTTGGAATGAGCGGCACTTTGTATACTACAATAGATAAAGGTAAAACTATCTTTAAACGTGAGGCTCATCGAAATGTAAAATACGATGAATTAAACGATCCTGAATTCGATCACATGAAGTGGACTGATCACTCTCAACCATGTGCTCAGCAACCATATGCTCAAGGATGTAAAATTAGCTCTTATAAAGAAATGCTTAAAGATGGTATTGATTTTTCTATTGTTGAAAAGTGCGAGTTAGAACATTGGGATGAAGCACCTAAACCAGAATTACAGAAATTATACACATACCCAAAAGCATAACATAAAGAGGCACACACATGATTGATATGAAAACAAAATTACAACAAATTAGTAGCGAAGCCTGGATAGTACAAAAAGGTGAAAAGCGTATTGGTATTCTAAATAAGAATATACAAAATCGTTTTACATTCATCTCAGGACAATCCATTGAAGTATTTGATGCAGAAGAAGAAGTATCTGAACATTTCGGTAACATTACCTTGTTTGAAGATCAAATCGAAAAGCCAACAATGGTGCCAGATGAATTTTATATCAAAGGACATGCTATAGATTATCCTAACCCTATTCCAATTGAACCAGGTGACGAGTCATACAGGGAAGATATTCCTTTGTACTTAAAGTCAGAAGGCAGTGATGTATACTATGCTGCAGGTTGGTATTGCATTAATTTTGATAAGGGCTGGAAACAAGGTCACGGACCTAAATTAACAACCTTACTTGAATATGGTTTTAAAGGACCATTTAAAACCAAGATTGAATGTAAGCAACATATGAAACAGTTAAATAAACTTCGTAAGCAAGAGCAGTGAATGAGTTTGAGAAGTTTGTAATGCATGTTAGAAACTTACAGAAAGAAAAAGTATCAACAGCAACATTTGACGTAGAGTTTTTATGTAGAATGCTAGAGGATGTACCTGTAGCACAAAAAAGAACTGTTAATAATAACGTCGTCGGTGATGGCGGTAAGTTTAGTGACGAATAAATGTCAGAATATGAGATTGCCGAAGAAGTAGGTGGGCGGTATAATATTCACTTAGAGTATAATTGGCGTACACATGTAAATGCGTTACCAATGAGAGCTAAGGAGTATATGGATTCGATTTGTAATAGTAAGTGGGGTTGGTATTTTATTCCTCACCCAACTATGCAATGGGATAGGGAAGATTGGTATAAGGATCAAACACTTATTATAACGTTTGAGGATGAACATGATTTGGCACGATGTAAGTTGTCAGTAGATTTAACATAAGAGAGGAAAAATGAAAGTAGAAATTTATAGTAAACCACAATGTCCATTTTGCGTACAAGCAAAAGCATTGGCAGAAAGAGAAGGATACGAACTAACATACAAAATGTTAGATGAGGACTTTGACAGAGAAACATTAATGGAGACATTTCCGGGTGCTAGAACATTCCCACAAATCATTGTAGACGGCGAAAAGATTGGCGGATTTACAGAATTTAAAGCATTAGTAGATGCAAGTAAATAATGTACGAATTAGTATTATTAATTGCTATTATGGTTGTAGGAACTATAG